CTGAGACCAACCCGTGAACAGTACAAACTTGTTGTCATCGATTCTCGCGCAGGGCTAGATATGCACCAAATTGAGCCATTCTACTACGAAAAAGACCAGTATTTGTATGACAGATCGATTTCTCGTCTTGAGTAGTATAATTCAGCCGATGGTGAAATCGCCCAAGTAATAAATTCAATTTGCCGTAACAGTCATTGTGGCTGTGATGTTCCACACATCGGTAGAGCTTGCTATTCACCTACTTTCATTCCCTTTCTATTCCAGACCTTGACCCCAGATCGTTGTGTTATCCGTACCATCACGCTAATTCAAGGGGCAATCAGCAGTCATAGAATGGGGAAGAAGTACAGCAGCCAGAAGATGTTGGTATCACACATGCTCCCTGTGAGAATGAGAAACTTTGAATTAGAGTTCCATGCTTACATGCAGAGCACCCCAGCCCGCCACGACGTCGCCACCTTATACATGCTAGGAAATGAGCTGCTCCATAGTGAGACAGACGAAGGCTATGCAGAAAGGGAAAGGCGTGATCAATTGACCATTCTCTATGAACCCTCCGGCGGATATGTCACGGGTTATTTGTGGGCTCTTCAAGAGTTTTAGGACCCATCCCGCGTAGACAATCCGCGCAATCCAATGCCTCGGCCACCAATTCGCCTCGGCAACATCGGCGAAAATGTAATTCCAAGTTTCGGGCACTGGATGGATGCTGTTTCGGGCAATCTCGAGGAAAACGACAGTTCCAAGTCTTACCTCGTGGGTCTCGCCAACCCTATGCGTCGCGTTGAGGATCTGGTCAACATAATAACAGGACCCATAGACGCTGACATGCTCGCAGCTCAATAGATCCGCACGGAGAAAATCAGCTCAACAAAATCCGCCTACATTTACAAGCTCCAGAGCACTAACGGCTACTGCTGGTGGACATCAATTTTGATGATCCAGCTACTGAAGAGCAAGTTGAGCGCGGAAAAGTTTGATATCTCCGCCTTCTACCAATTTGTCTGGACTTTAATAAAGAACAAGCACGAGAAACAGGATTACCAGGATCATATGTACTTAGACCGCAACGGCGATGTCGATGATAAGCTGGTCACAGCCTGGGACGAAAAGCATAAAATCTACAAGAGCTCGTTCATTATGTCCGAAGACGTTTGCGGGTATCATGTAGAGGCTAAGACAGTTCATGACAGCGAACACGCGTGGGTGGAAGTTAAATTTGTCAGGA